AACTTGATCAGCGATCGCAGAGTCTTGTTCTCCGAACTGCACAGCCCCGTAAACTAATTTTGGGAACATTTGAGAGATCGCATGATTATATGATCGCTGAATCGGTTCCTGGTGATTCTGCAAACGATCGCTTGATTATACGATCGCCGCCCCACGATCGCTGATCAACAGGGCCTAACGCGGCGACTAACGACGCGAAAACGACCGCGACCGGACCGCTAACGGCGCGGCTAAGGGTAGGCTAACGCCTACCCTAACCGTTGCGGCTAATAGCCGCGTTGCACGCGCAAGCGAGTATCCGCGTTGCGGATAGCCTCGCGTGGCACGTAACCGTTGCCTACGCGCATTGCGTTGCTTGCCGCACTAGTAGCCGCATTGCGCCACGGCGAGCGCCAGTCAAGCCTAAAACAGCGCTCAGACTGGCAGCGTTGCCGTGGCGCCAAAATGGCGCCACACGTTGCACACGCGCGAGGTTTGCGGCTCATTTCTGAGCCGCCTCGTCAGCCGCGTTCTGAGCCGCAATGTCAGCCTGAGCCGCGTTGCGAGCCGCAATAGCCGCGTCAGACTCGCGCACTACGCGAACCTCACCATTGCGGCTATCGTTGCGCGTGGCAGGTCGCTTGACCTGCTTTGTTGCGCTACTCGCAACGGATTTTTGCCGTGGCTTGATACGCAATTGCCAGTAACCTTTGCCGTCAGCCGCAAATTGCGCGTTGCTCGCAATCGTTGCGAGGTTACTCGCCACGGCAAGCCACCCGAACGAAATACCCGACGTGTTGAGCGAGGTGTTGCCGTAGTAGGCGTTGCGCACATACGCGGCTGCTTGTGCGAGTAGCGTTACGTTGTCGCTTCCGATAGCCGCGACTTGCAGCATTGCGGCTCGCGTTCCGCCTTTACCGTTGGCATCCGCACGTTGCGTAGCAGTGCGATCCTTGATACCTAGCGGCTGCCACACGTCGGCAATCCATGCCTTGTGTGCCTTGTCGCCTAGTTCAACGGCAAGCTTGCCGAACGTATCCGTTGCGCTCTTGCGAGCAATTTTGACCTGCGCCATGATTGCGCTCCGTGTCGCTCAGACTTGCGAGCGTTGCTCGCTTGCGACAACTTGAGTATGCACCATGCGTTGCTAACGTGTCAACAACATTGTGCTAACGCATTGTAAACGTTGCGCGGAGCTTGCGTTGCGTTGCGGCTCAGGTCTGGCGTTGCGACAGCTTGCCGCGGACGCGCCAGGTTCGCAATGTCCGCGTACAACGCAATGGCGACACGCGCCACAATGCTTCGCAATGGCGCTACGCGCAAGGTACCGCCACGGATTACTAGGGCAATGGCGCAACGGTTAGGCGCACAGTACCACAGATCTAGATATAGACCGATCAATAAAGACCGTCTCTCTAAGATCGTTTATCCGGCGTCCGGCGTCCAGTTCGTGATAACGCGTCTCCTTGGCTTAGGTACCGTAGACGGATGATGGGTCCAAACTAGGATACGCGGTGGGACATACCAGTAGAGAAGAGTGGGTTTGGTAGCTCTATGCCCATAGTCCCCTTGATTACACTCCTCTATCACCCCACCTCTCCCATACTGGATAAACAACTGGCTCCCTTTGGGTTGCTCGACTACCCCACCCCATCTATGGACTAGCTCCATTGCCTTGATACCGTGCTCACAGTCCTCGTCACTAAAGTATCGTAACTTGCCCCAGGGACCACAAGGTGGATGAGCTATTATTGGGTATGGACCCCGATAAGTATGAGCGTCCCGTGTTTCAGTGTAGACGTCTTCTAAGAGATCATGATAGACGCTGTCCTCTGAACAGAACAATGCCGCGATCTTGATCGGCGAATCTTCGATTCTACGATCTGGGAAGAGTATAGAGACCCGTCTTATAAGGTACCGTGCAAAGGCTTCAGGAGTCCTCTCCCGGTCTCTCTTGTGAAGGTCCTTGACGCGGATGTAGTAGGTCACCTTGAACTACCATTATAACCAGGAGGATAATCAAGACAATAAATAATAGCGCGATCAGGACTAATGTGCCGACCACGATTGCCCCTGTCAGTTGAAGGATCAGAAGTCGAGTTTGCGGATCACCCATCCGTTGTCATTGGTCAGTTTTATCAGTTCTCTAATGTGCATGTAGAGGAACTCTGGTCGAGTAGTACTCAGTACACGCGCCTTGACTACTTCAGCTATCTCGATCTTATCGCGGCCAACATATGCAGACGGGACTCTGATACTGTATAGGACCGATCCACGATCAGTCAAGTTAGCAACGCTTTCAAGGCTTGCGCCTAGCAAGGACAAAGGAAGGACGTGAACGTTCTGGACAGATGTGGTGGTAGTGGACGACGAAGTTGACGGCTTTCGTAGTTGTGCAGACATCGCCCTTCTCACACCTGATGTATGTTTGTAGACAACGAGGACAGACTTGGAGAGACATCAGCGGTGACGGGACCTCTTGAGCTGGATGAGACGCTGATATTGATAGGCTTTGCACCAGTGGTCGCGAGGGCTCTCGTGGAGAAGGAAATGCCACACCATCCAGAAGGCGCATCGGAGATACAACATAACAAACGCATTACAAAAAGTAGATCGGGGGTAGCCAGCTATCATCAGCTCACCACGCTGACTCTTTAGCCTTTGAGACCCCAAATCTATAGCGACATAACTGGTCGCTGGTTATCTCGATATATAGCTCACTTACGTGTATAGGCGCGGGTAGTTCCATACTCACGTTCTCACGTGTAATGATACTACGCGCATCATACAGGGCGTACTCGCTAAATTGTCCCTCTATGTCTATGCTGTTGACCCAAACGGGTCCCGGCAACTTGACCTGCGTCTTTCGATTGGGTCTCGCGGCACCCTCTACTGTAAAGTCTACGCTCGGGGTAGTTGTTTCCATGTCAGTAAAGTCCCTTCAGTGACTTTACGTTGTAGTATACTACCCCAAGCCCTCATGACCATCCCAGCTCATCCGCTAAAAGTACGCAATCTCGCATTCCGTCTCTGGTGCGAGAATAATAGAAACATGAGTAAAGTTTCCCAGATCATGGATGACCAGTACGGGATCCATGTCACCGTCAAGGCTATTATGACCTGGCGGGACAAGATGGATTGGGAAGCCAAGCTCATGCTCAAAGAGAACCAGTTCCGTCGTCTGTTACGAGCCTCTGACGATCCGATACTTCACGAGATGGCTATGGACGACGTGATGGTCATGAAGTTCCTGGGCATCTTGACGCGGATGGTTTCCGAGCAACTCAATAGACGAAGTACGCGACAGTTATTTCAGCCACGTAATATACGCGAGCTGATGCAGGTTATAGAGTTCATTGGCAGTACTCAGTCACGCATATTGGGGGCGCAACAGGAGCGTGATTCCAAACCCACTACTAATATCACTATTGATAATCGACGTCTTATTCTTCGTGATCGGCTTGCGGCTGTACCTGCTGCTCAGCGCCGGATCATCGTAGACCAGATGCGTGGGGCGACGATGGATCAAAAGGAACTGGCTCCGGTTCGAGAGGAGGCATGGAATGATGAGGCATCTTAGGAACCTGGAGCTATTGCTTCTCTTGATCGTGGAGAAGTATATCACGGGTGATGTAAACCCGCAGCACAGGGCACTGCTAAGTCAGGTAGCGAGAGAGATTGTCAGTGAGCATACAGATCAACCCCCGCATATTAGCTGACGCTACCGAGTTTATACGGGACGATCCGGAGGGCGCGGCTGAGTTCCTGTCTGAGATTGATCCCATTAGCTGGATGCATCACATCGAGCTACGTACGGAGAAGGGTGAGCCGATCGAGTTCCGGGATCACAAGCCTCTGATTGGCATATACTCTGATTTCCACCCCGAGCAGGTGTATCAGAAGGCGGCCCAGATTGGGATCACAGAGACAGCTATCAATAAGATTCTCTGGCTTGGGGATCATCGCAATCTTACATTTATCTATGTATTCCCTACTGCCGACGATGTATACAAGTTTTCGCAGGGGAGGTTCAATCCTGTTATCAAGGGAAACGTCTACCTACGGAAGCGAATGCGTAGTAGTGATAACGCTACCCAGAAACAGATTGCTAACTCTTGGATTTATTTTCGCGGGGCGCAAAAGGAAACTCAAGCCATATCTATCCCCGCCGACGGGCTTATTATAGATGAATTCGATTTCGCACCTCCGGATATATTGGACGTCTTCACCAAGCGACTTGAAGCCAGCCGAACTCCGCTTACTTGGAGATTTTCTACGCCAACTATCCCAAAGTATGGAATCAATGCCTGGTTCGAGCAAACCGATCAAAGACACTGGCTGGTCAAGTGCGACAGATGCAATAGATGGCAAACTATAGACTTCTGGCGCAATGTACGTCAGCGCAAGGGTGTTAGCAGGTTCGTATGCTGGAAGTGTGGCAAGCTTCTACAGAGACGTACTGGCATATGGGTTGCCAAGTACCCAACAAAAGCAACGGACCCAGTCTACGACGCTAAGGGACATCTCACTGAGCCTGCTACGGGGCTGCGCGGCTACTTTGTGAACCCGTTGGCGTTTACGTTCATCACAGCGGAGAAGAAATGGCAAGCATGGCAGAAGGCAGAGAAGAGCTCCAGGGCAGCCGCAGTCAAAAACTTCTACAATTTCGATCTTGGACAGCCATATGTCTCTGGAGCGTCCCTTATTACGACCGATACGATACGAAACTCTATGAAGAGCGAGTTCGACGTACACGGATTCAATGTCTTTGGCTGCGACCAGGGGGACTTACTGCATTGGGTCGTAAAGCACATAAGCCCGGATGGGACCCGACCAATCATCGCATTTGGTGTAACTAGCTCCTTTGACGAGGCTTACCAGCGATTTGTAGAGTTTGCGTGTCGCATTGGCGTGATAGATGCTCTGCCAAACAAGCATTCTGCGCGACAATTAGTACAAAAATCGCACCGCAAGCTCTATATGGCCTACTATAAAGACCAGAACGAAGCCAGTAAGGAGAGAATTGAGGACAAAAAGCCCGATAAGCCCTCTGGTTTCACCCACAGCAAGCAAGAAACCCAGACTTTGCTCCTGGATAGAGCCGAAACACTCGATACAAGCGCGAAAGAATGGCTGGATGGTCGCGCTTATCTCGCCAGGCCGATTGAATCTCAAGGAGAAGACGTCCTGGAGTTCATAAACCAGATGGCGGCGATGGTTCGGGACATCCAGGAAGACAATAAAGGCATCGCAAAGGTCGTATGGGTGAAAACTGGCCCCGATCACTTCCGCCATGCCGACAATTATGCCAGTATAGCGGCTGATTTACGCACAGTAGGACCAATAACCGATCTAAACGTCAGTGGCAGCATCAGTAACGTGCTGCCGCAGGGACTAGATTGGGGTTTTGGACCTATGTCTGTCAAGGATCTAATGCCTACGGAGGCCGAGTTTGGTATTTCCACTTTCAAGGACTTCTGAAATATGCTATATGATAATTCCCAATGACCACGGCTGAGTTCGCAGCCCGCCTGCCGATCGAAAACGCCGACACTGAGACCCCGAAACCCAAGCAACCCATCGGCGAGCTTGGATTTACGGGGATAAATCCCTTTGGGTACTACGCACAGGAGGAGAGTTGGGACTACTTCCACGTTCCTCTTGAGGAACTGGAGCGCATGGTACAGCAGGACGGCCAGGCTCAGAGCTTGTACAGGATTCTGACGATGCCCATTCGGGCTAGTGAGAAGAACCTTACGGCAGCCGATGGCGGTCAAGCAGAGTACGACTTCATCAAGCGGCAGTTATTCGAAGCTCCCCAGAACGGCGGCATGAGCATCCCCTGGAACAGGGTGATGGCGGCATTGTCAAGAGCTGTTCTCACAGGAGCCGAAGTCCTTGAGAAGTGCTACAAGACGGCGACGATAGATGGCAAAGATGTCATCATGCTCGATAAAATCGCACCAAGGCCTCGCAGAACCCTAAGGTTTAGAGTTGATCAGCGTGGGTACTTCGACGGCGTGGTGCAGATGGTCCCGTACCGAGGTATTATCTGGCTCGAGAAGCCCAAGTGTCTGCACTTTGTTATCAATGGCGAGATGAACCCCGTGTTCGGCCAGAGTATGCTGCTTCCCGCGTACTATCACTACCAGAAGAAACACAAGCTCTATTACATCGGGCATCTGGGGTTCGCTCAGGCGGCATTGGGCGTGAAGAAGATCATGGTGCCTGTCGGGACCGACCAGAATGACAGACGAGTGTTCGAGCAGGCCGTAGCCAACATGGGCATGAACACCACAATCTCCATTCCGGAAGGGTGGGGCTTGGAGTTGGACTACAGCGCTAAAGTCCCGGAGCAGATGATCCCGTTTGTGAATCATCACGATGACCAGATGGCTAAGGCCGTCCTGGCCCAGATCCTGAACCTTGGCACTTCGGGTAATACAGGGTCGTATGCTCTTAGTGAGGCCCATCTGGATCTGGTGTTCGTAGTTATCGAAAGCATCATGGACGACATGAGCTATTTGTTCAACACGGAGGTGATACCCGAGCTTATCGACTGGAACTTTGGCACCAGCAAGTACCCTGTCCTTGACATCATGCCATCCTACACGGATCGTAGAGAAGCGATCAAGGATATCTTCCGTCACATCGCCGCCGCGAGGCAAGTAAACACGAGCGCTGAGTTCTGGGTCGAGCTTGAGAAGGCAATGGCTCAACAGCTTGGCCTGACCGATGATATCAACTACGATTCGGAGACAGACCGGATGGTAAAGGAAGCCAAGCAGCGTCAGAAGGCTCAAACAGGAGTGACTCCACCTAAACGCCAGCAGATACCTCCAGGTCAGGGCGATCCTAGCCAGGCTCCAGCAAAAGCGGCTCCCGCTGGTGGGGTTGGTGGACGAACCAATGCTGCTCCCAAGGGAGGGAAAGCCAGATGATGGATTACGACCAGGAATATCTACAACTGAATCGTGCAGCTACGGGCATGACGTTTACCCGTGCCGCATCCCCAGAGGTTGAGGAAGACCAGCGGGTCAAGACCAAGAAGAAGGGGATGCAGGGCATCGGGGGCAACCCGAGCACGACCAGCGGTGTGGGTGGTACAGGAGTACGCAGCAAGCGAGCCGCAGATCTTCCTCCTGGCTTCTTGAAGAATATCAAGAAGAAGAAGGGCAACGGCTCCAACGGCAACGGTAGCCAAACCAACAAGTGGGATCCGGACAACGACGGCGATGATGACAGCAACGCCAAAGGGGATACAGATAAGGACTATTGGACCAAGTCCGGGAAGCAGAAGAAATCGGTTCCAGGTAAGCCCCTCCCCAAGAAGTAACCCATGCCGTATACCAGTGCCAATCCCCCCAAAGTCGCTAAAAACTGGTCCCCTGCTGCGAAGGCCCTCTGTGCTCGTGTCGCTAACGGGGTACTGAGAGGAGGAGGCAGTGACCAAGAAGCAGTGTTCGCCTGCATACGGGCCGTGAAAGCGCGGCATCCTTCCAGTATCAAGGCTCCCAAGAGCACATGGCGCAAGGCCGAGGAAGCGGCCATCGACGCATTCTTTGAGGGCAAATCAGCGGAAGAGCTAGAGCAGATCTTCCAGCCGCTGTTGCCAGACCTCATCGAGTTTGCGCCGTGGAAGAGCGCTACCAAGACAGGATTGCCAGATAGCGCATATGCCATCGTTTATCAACCCAAGGGGGGAGGAGCCAAAGTTCGAGCACTCCCTCATCATTCTAGCAGTGGTGCTCTTGATCTGCCTCATCTACGTAATGCTCTTGCCCGATGGAATCAGGTCACTGGAGTTCCTAGTGCGGTGAAGCAGGCTGGACTCCGCCATCTGAAAGCACATGCAAGGAGCGCAGGAGTGGGTGACAACGACAAGGCGGCAAGCGATTTCACGGCTGCTTTCTACGACATTGATACTATTGAGTTCAAGGAAACTGCTGACGGCAAGTTCGCCAGCACCCTCCAAGTCCTCCCAGAAGGAAAGTTCACCCACCCCTGGTATGGTGAGCTTGACTTTAGCGCCACCGTTCTACGTGCTTTCAAGCGCAACTTCGACCAGCGCATTCTGGGAACAGACATCATGGTGGACGAGGGTCACAACCGAGGCCAAGCTCTCGGCTGGTACAAGGAGCTTCACTTCGGGAAGCGTACCGTCGGCGACAAAGAATATCTTGGTCTCTGGGGGGATATAGAATGGACTGATCTGGGCAAGAGCTATCTCGAACGCAAGATCTACAAGTACTTCAGTGCCGAGGTAGGCAACTGGACCAGTCCAGACGGACAAGAGTTCAAGAACGTCTTGTTGGGTGGCGGACTCACCAACCGTCCTTTCTTCAAGCAAATGCCCGAGGTAACGTTATCCGAGGGCACAGCCTCTAATGCGTTTGTGATCGGCGTGTTTGGGGATACGCAATGGCGCTTTTCATCCTCTACCAATGGGGAGGGCGACGACTTCAGTACCGGATACCACGTACCAGACTTCGAAGAAGAAGAAACGGAAGAAGAGGAAGACTATTCAATGGATGAATTGCTCGCGGCAATCAACGCGGCATACCAGAAGGACTTCCAGGACCAAGACGGGGTACTGGCTTTCATCGCAGAGCTCAACACTGCTCGTGCTGCCGGAGAACGACTTCGAACGACATTTGCAGCATTGGGCGTCGAGTTTAGCGATGGCGAAGATCCTGTATCTGCCGTTGCCAAGGCGTTCAAGGAAGCAAAGGATCGAAACGTGACGCTTGACACACGGCTTCAGGCAGTTGAGAAGACACTGTCTGATGAGCAGTTCGACAAAGCCTTCAAGGACCAGCTCCGAGAGGGCAAGGTTGTCCCAACACAGCGGGATGCCATGTATCGGCTGTTCACTACTGACCGCGCCCTGTTCGATGATCTCATGAAGGAGCAACAGCCCGTTGTCATTCTGGGTGAGCAGGGTTATTCCAGCGATGACGAGCCAGGCAGCGCCGCGGAGAATCGGTGGAAGGACAACACCGACGAGACCAAGTCTGAGGCCGATCGCTACGTGGCTATGGCTGGCAACAGCGCACCAAACTCTGCGCGGCGACGCAATGGGAAGGCAGGAGGTCAGTAAATGAGCATCCGTCGTTGGGGCAGCATCGTTACCGTCCCTGGGCTGACCCAGATCCCAGAGATTCTCAAGAGCCTTGAGCTCCTGACCAAGCCTGCTGGCGGAGCAGTTATTCAGGCTGGTACGGGAGCCGTGGTTCCTGGGAGCTTCATGTATCAGATCACGGCCGCAGGCGCAACTCAATACTACTGGCAACCCGCGAAGCTCTCCAAGGTTGACACGGGACTAGGTGCGGCGAGCACAACGCAATTCTACGTCAGGAATCCCGTGTTCGCTCCAGGCGATGCGATCACCATTGGTGCGGCGGCTGGCACAGTGGCTACATGCGACGTGAATACAGGCCTCGTAACGCTCTCTGCTGCGTTGGGTGCTGCACCAGCGAATGCGGCCCGCGTGTTCTCGCAGACAGCCGCCCAGAACGCTATCAAGGCCGTGGCTCTTGACTACGCTCCCTCCATCAGCAACAGCGACCAGGCCATCGAGATTGCGATCTCAGGGATCTTCAAGAAAGATCTCATGGACCTGATGTACGATACGGTTACAGACATTCCAGCCTGGGGAGCGGTTGCTATCCCAGAAGTGAATGCGTACAGGTGGAGTTAGTCAATGCCACAGATTAGTCTTCTCCAACCAGCCGTCCTGAACGGGTTCATCCGTCAGCGGCCGTTTCCTCAAAACCTCCTGGGGCTGGACATCATGGGCGCAGCCAAGAGCTGGCCCTACCCATACTGGAGCTACGACCTCATCCGCGGCAACAACCGCATGTCCAAGCCGAACGTCCCCAACAGTGAAGCCCACATGCGAGGATTCCTGGGCGTTGGGAACGTGACGGGTGCCTTCATCTACATGAGGGACAAGAAGCAGTTTTCGCCCACGACCCTCTACTGGCTGCGTCAACCTGGCGATGTTGCGCGTGCAAACGCTGAGGCTTACGTGGCTCGGGAGATTGGGGAGCTGGACGACGCTCAGAGCTTCTTCATGGAGTGGGCATTCTGGCAGCCCCTCACTGGTCCGACGTGGGGTGTCTTGAACGTACAGCGCTACGATAGCCCCCGCGTCAACATCAACTACAGCTTCACGGCCAACCACAACGCTGTTCCAAGCACGCTATGGACAGACCTCACGAACTCCAATCCTGCTGCGGATCTGGCGGTGTGGAAGCTGCGTATTATTCAGGACAGTGGTTATGTCCCTACGCAGATCTATTGCGCCAGCACCACATTCCTGAGTTACGTGGTGCCGAACGCCAAGATGCAGGGTCTGTGGTCCCCCTGGATCAAGGACGAATACATGCGGACGGGCACGGTCGAAGGCTTGTGGGGCTTCGACTGGACAACCTACGACAACCAGTACGTTGATGACTGGACCACACCAGGGCAAACCGCCAGCTATAACTATCTCCCAGACGGGAAGATCCTGTTGATGGCTACCGACGGTGACCCCTGCGGTGCATTTGAAGGCCCGAGCGCTGATCACGACGCACTTCAGCGCGATCCCAACTGGACGGGTAAGTTTGCCAAGACCTGGCTCGAGGAGGATCCGTCCAACCGCGTCCATCTGCAGGAGTGGAGCATCATCCCGACGTTCCAGCGTCCTGACAACTTCCTTGTTGCGACGGTGAAGTGATGGCAGAAGCAAAGTTCTACAAGCTCGGTGCCGGATTTACTACTCCGCTTGGCGTGGCCGAAGAAGGCCAGATTGTCGCGGTCGAGAACATGACCGCGGGCGGAGTAGAGTTCAAGCCGCTTACAGAGGAACAGCAGCTCGCCAAGTGGGGCCGCATCCTCTACGCGGAATATACTCCAGAGGAAGGAGATGTGATTGCTGGATCCGAACCAACCGGATCCCCGCCTCCTGGTGATAGTCCTATTGCCCCTGCAGAGCAGAACGACGAACAGCGGGAGGCTGAGCTACCTGGGGTTACAGTGGAGGAGAAGCCCAAGAGCAGGGCTACGTCGACGACTCCAGCCCCTACGCATCAAGCTCCAGCTCACGAGCAAGCTCCTAGGAGACGAGAGTAATGGCAACAACCAATCCCATTCCGAGCAGTGCAGGAGCGCCCAACACGGGACCGTATACCAACCGCGATCTGCCTATTCAGGGTCCACGTGATCTGAAGGGTCAGCTCAAGAACGGCAAGGGTCCATACGGTGGCGTGGGTCTGCTTCCTGGTGGCGGATCGAAGTGATCCCGCAAGCTGCCAGCGGGAAGAAGGCTGGCAGAGGCCTGATGCCAGGACCGTACATGCAGGGCGGAGCAATGTCTCCGCCCTATCCCAGTGGGCAACCTGCTGGAAACAAGCCCGTGAGTATAGCTGGTACCGGAAGTACTCCGCCGACCTACGCAAACTCACAGGCCGTGCCTGATAGAACCGCTGTAGCCGCGAGTAGAGGCATGGCGGGTACCGAGCAGGCAGGTGCTTCTGGCGGTCCCAAGCAGGTTCCTGGACAGAGTCCTCCAAGCGGCACCCCGAAGGCTCCCAAGCGACCAACTTCGCCCACCGACAAGAGCAAGAGTGTAGGGGTCGAGTGATCAATCTTCTCATCGAAGTCTACGACCCTGAAGGGGCTGTAACCCTGTACGATACGGTCCGTGTCTATAGTGACACGGACCAGTACGGGGCTTTCACCAACATTGTCGTAGACCTGCCGTTAGTCCAGAATCAAGTCGAGTACGAGTACACCGACAAAGTCAACGTACCAACGTGGTACGAAGTCAGTTACTTCGACACTACAGACAGCACCGAGTCACTCCGAACTGGCCCCGTTCCTGGTATGCTCCAGGGCGGACCAGCTATCTTCACACAAGGACCTCTGGGCGTACTGACTATCGGGTATGTACGCACCATGACCACGTTTGCCGCGATTGCTAATCTCAGCGATGCACAGATTGCAGAACTCATAATCAGGGCAGAGACATTGCTCCAGAACTTTGCCGATAAGTACGGCGGCTGGAATTATGGCTACCCTAACTTCCAGATTCTGCAATGCATTCTGGCGAGAATACTGCTGGAGGAAATCTACCTCAGGTCGTCACCACAGTACCGTAGTATGATGGCTGGTAACTTGATGGCCGAGCAGCTTGGAAGCTACAGCTACAAGCGAGGGCAATGGCCGCAGGGAGCAAACCAGAATACTTATCCTGGCAACCTCATGACTTACTTTAGCCCTGAGAGCCAGAAGCTGTTGTTCGATCTGGTGGCAGAGAGTCCGTTCCACATATTCTTCACAACTACGCAAGTCTTCAGGGAGCTTATCCCTAAAGAGAATGCAGATAAGCAGTTGATCAGGCCCGACTGGGACGGCTGGGAGAGGGAAATCGGCTGGCACCAGAGACTGTATCAATATCTGCCTGCTCAGAGACTTGATAGGCCAACATATCTCCTCGCACCGTGGCGCGGGATTGGCACGTATGGGTTCTGGAGAGTGACTGGATGAATGTAGCAATGTTGACGCAACGCTGCTCCATTATGAAGCAGGTTGATACGAGAAGTGAGTTCCAGGAGGATAACGAGGTCCCGATCTTCACAAACGTACCCTGTGACCTTGACACTGCATATCAGCCGCGCAATACGGTTCCCATTGTGGTGCCAGGAACGCAGCAGGGGCGAGCACAGGGCATCATAAGCATCGTAGACCCACGCCTGGGGCGTGCGCCCAAACGTAAGTTCGATGAAACCAACTGGATACTCCTGAATGACCAGGAGTGGCAAATTGCCCAGATACATGAGATCCTCAACAAGCTGAGTGGCGAGATGGATCACTTTGAAGTCTGGGCGTTCGAAGGAATCAACCGCACAGAGGCTCCACTACAGGTTACTCCCTATGAGGTGAACAGGAAGGCAAGCTGATGCCTGATAGGCGAGATATTCCGTTCCGTACGGCGAGCGCTGGCCCATCATCGGGCCAGGAGTTTCGTCGCTTTGGTACGGCTGGAAGACAAGCTACGT